CTTCAGCACTATCTTTACTTGCAGAGCTTAGAGAAAAGATGCAGATTATAGAGGACGAGGTACACAATACCTTTAAATCTAAGTGGGTAGATACTAAACTTGTTACACCTTTCATTAGGAAAGATGGCAACCTATCTAAACGTGGACTAACTGATGATGAGTATCAGCGTTGTTTAGATACAAGCAACTACCTTCCTTTCATGCGACAAACATTACAAGAGTTTAATCTTGGTAGTCGTAAACAGATTGGAGAATATCTTATTGACTTTGGTTGGAAGCCAGATAGGTTTACACCTACTGGTCAACCCATAGTAGATGAGAAAACATTATCAGCTATCACACACATACACGAAGCAAAACTTATTGCTGACTTCTTGTTAATACAGAAACGTATTGCTCAAGTAGATTCGTGGGTGGGTGCTGTTAAAGAAGACGGGCGGGTTCATGGTTTTGTTATTCCTAACGGTACAATTACCGGACGGATGGCACACAGGAATCCAAATATGGCACAGGTTCCTTCAGCACACAGCCCATACGGTAAAGAATGCCGAGCATGTTGGGTGGTAGGTGAAGGGAACGTATTACTAGGAGTAGATGCAAGTGGGTTAGAAATTAGAATGTTAGCTCACTATATGAATGACAATGAATATATCAACGAAATACTTAACGGAGACATACACTCCTCTAATCAAAAATCTGCAGGACTTGAATCAAGAAATCAGGCTAAGACATTCATCTATGCACTCATGTATGGAGCCGGAGATGAGAAGCTTGGTAACGTGGTCGGAGGAAATAAGAAAGATGGGCAAAGAGCTAGACAACATTTCTTCGATAATAAACCTGCATTTAAGTCTCTTAGAGATAGAGTTAGCAGAGCTGCAGAAAAAACTTTCCTCAAAGGATTAGATGGGAGGAAGCTTTACATACGTAACAAACATGCGGCACTCAACACTCTACTACAGGGAGCAGGTGCTATTGTTATGAAGAAAGCTTTAATTATTCTGGACGATCTACTTAAACTAAATGCTATAGACTATAAGTTTGTTGCTAACATTCACGATGAGTGGCAGATAGAAGTTAAAGAATCACAGGCAGATTTTGCAGGTGAGTTAGCAGTCAATAGTATTATACAAGCAGGAGAAGAATTTAATCTTCGTTGTCCTATGGATGGTGAATACAAAATAGGGAGGGATTGGAGTGAGACACATTAAACCAAACGACAGTAGTAGGAAAGGTGATCTAGCTGAGTACTACGCAGTAACATGGCTATGGGATAATGGCTATGAAGTTTTTAAAAACTCAGGCTGTACAGGACCAATAGATATGATAGCTGTAGATAACAAAGGAGTAGCTACTTACATTGATGTAAAGACTTTTAGAAAAAGAAATAGAAAATCAGAGGGAAAATATAACGGAAGTCTTAGTGAAGGTACAAACTTAGAACCAAGTAGAGCTAGAACAAAATTACAAAAAAAATTAGGGGTTAAACTTTTATGTTTTAATCCTAAAACAAGAAAACTAAAATTTGTGGAGCATTTAGATGACAAATAAAACAAAACCACTTGACACAACCGATCAAGATGTATATAATAAACTGTCGGCTAAGAAAAAAACAGCCGAGTCAGGACACTGGTATACCCAGACAGGTGAGCCAATGTATACTATCATTGGAGCTAACGGTAAAGAACGTAACACTACTCTTCGAGATGCTAAGAAAGATAACTTAGTACCTTCGGTCACTACTGTGTTAGGTATGATAGCCAAACCTGCATTAGAAAACTGGAAGATCAACCAAGCATTAAACTCTGCACTTACTTTAGAGAAAGAAGAAGATGAATCTCTTTCTGAGTTTGCTTACAGATGCAAACAAGATTCTAAAAGGATAGGACAGGAAGCCGCAGAACAAGGTACTAAAATACATGCTATGATTGAGCAGGGATTTGAAGGTGGTGAAACAAACAAACCTTATGAAGCTGTTAAAGCTTTCTTGGATAAACAATTTCCTAACGAGCATTGGATAGCAGAAGATTCTTTTTGTGCTGACTTAGGTTATGGTGGTAAGATAGATTTATATTCTACTACCGGTATCTTTGTTGACTTTAAAACTAAAGATAACTTAGAAGGTAAAGACCCTGCTTCATTAGTATACGATGAGCATGGTATGCAGTTGTCTGCTTATGCACAGGGTTGTGGTTACCATAACGTTGAACGTGTTTCTATTTTTATAGATAGGAAACAACACGATCTTATTGCTTGTCACATCTGGGATAGAGACTCACAAACAAAACACACAGAAATGTTTAACAGCATTTTAAACTATTGGAAACTAGTAAAGAACTATGAATCAAAAAAAATCTAGACAGTTAAGACGTAAAGCAGAAGACCTACTTATTGAGTGGTTAAGAACAATGGTTCCGGACGGAGAAGATACATCTAAGATTAATAAAAAAAATATCTCAGAATTTCTTCCTGAACAGACACATTTATTTGCTCGTAATAAATATTTACTAAGTGCTTATAGTTTACGATGGTTTTATAAACAAGTCAAACGAAATCCCAACCTAACGTTGGAGGACATCAATGTCTAGAAGAGTACCACGAAAACCAAGACCTAAGAAAACTAATGTACCAAAAGGGTATGACAGTTTATGGGAGTATGACATTCATCAAACGATTCTTAAAGATTGGAAACATCATTGGAACAAAATAGGATATGTCATACATCATAAGTATGAGCCAGACTTTGTAAAACAAATTGATTCAAAGTTTATCTTACTTGAAGCCAAGGGTAGGTTCTGGGATCATGCCGAATACAGTAAGTATATACATGTACGAACAGCTTTACCAGATACTACGGAGTTAGTCTTTTTATTTCAAAAACCTTATGCACCTATGCCGGGAGCTAAGATAAGAAAGAACGGAACTAAACGAACCCATGCTGAATGGGCAGAAACAAATAATTTTACATGGTACAGTGAAGATACTTTACCTGACAACTGGAGAACTAATGGATTATAAATTTAATGAACGAAGACATATAATTGAATTAAAAGAGTATATTGATGGTACATATGGTGAGCATTATGCTTCCGATAAGTACCAAGCAACAGATATTATTATTGATGCTGGACATGGTATGGGTTTTTGTATGGGTAATATTTTAAAGTATGCAAAACGTTACGGAAATAAAGATGGACACAACAGAAAAGACTTGCTAAAAATCTTACACTATGGTATAATAATGCTTGATATACACGATGATAGAGATAAGTTTTTTAAAACAGGAGAGAGTAAGTGGTAGAAGACAAAGTAGGTATCAAGGAATATCTTGGTATAAAAATTAATTACAGTAACGAAAGAAATTTAGATAAGTTCAGCCTTGATACACTCAAGGATAGATACTTATGGGAGAATGAAACACATGCACAAGAAGCGTTCGCAAGAGCCTCCGTCTTCGGAGCAACCTACAAAGGAGTCACCAATTTTGAGTTGGCTCAACGCCTTTATCACTACAGTTCCTCTTGTTGGTTCATGTTTAGCACTCCTATTCTTAGTAACGGGGGAACAAGTCGTGGGCTTCCTATCAGTTGTTTCCTTAATTATGTACCTGACAGCAGGGTCGGTCTATCAGATCATTATGATGAAAATATATGGTTGGCGAGTTCAGGTGGAGGTATTGGTGGATATTGGGGAGACATTAGGAGTAACGGTGTATCTACTACTCACGGCAGTAAGTCTACTGGTTCAATTCCTTTCATGCATGTAGTAGATTCTCAGATGTTAGCCTTTAATCAAGGAGTAACAAGACGAGGTTCGTATGCCGCATACATGGACATCAGCCATCCGGAGATAGAAGAGTTCATAAACATTCGAAAAGAATCAGGTGGAGATATTAACAGGAAGTGTTTGAATTTACACAACGGTATTAATATCACAAATGATTTTCTTAAAGCTGTAGAAGATGATGCAGACTGGAGATTAGTTGACCCTAAATCAAACGAAGCGGTTAAGGTTGTTAATGCTAGAGACCTATGGTGGCAGATAATTAACGCTAGAGCAGAGACAGGTGAACCGTACATGATTAACATTGATACATGTAACGAAGCTTTACCTAAAGAACAGAAAGCTTTAGGATTAAATATTAAAC